ATTAATGTGAGCAGTCTCTTCTTGATACCAACTGTAGTTAGCCTCTTCCTTTTGGGCCATGATTTGCTCGACGTTTTGAGCAGCCCACTCGATCTCTTGCTCTTGCTTTTCCTTGAGATCAACAACATCCACAAGATTCCGTTTTAGACGCTCGGCATCGGTCATCGGCAGCTTGTCGATAGCGTTATTTTTCCACCAAGACTGATCGATCTTGTCTGGCCCTCCGGCTTTTTCGATGGAGTTGATCACATCATCAGATGCCCCATGCTTTCGGAGAATGTTGTAGATGTTCTCTTTTGCTGAAGAGATGGGCATCGAATACTTCGACTGGAATTCCGGATCGTTTTTGATGTCAAAAATCTGACGGAACTTACGCAGTTCATCGTAATCAGGAGGAAGCTGATACTGCTGCGATTGGCTTTCCATTTCGACCAATCGCTGGCGCAAAATTTCGGCTTCTTCGGCTTGTCTTTTATAGGTCGAAGCGGTCTCTTGCAGCTTGCGCCAATTGGTCTGATTCTTTTCAGACAAATTCCTCGGCTGTTCGATTGCGGCGATCTCTGGATCAATCGTGCTTGGGGCAGGAACTTGTGGCTGTAGAGCGGCTTGCGGAGTTGCAACTGGTGCTTCTTGCTCTGGCTCTGGAGCAATGTCTTCTTCGGCTTCTTTGACCGCTTCATCAAGAAGAGAATCAATATGAGCTTCAGTTGCATCATCTATTCTATCAGCATCAAGAGATGGCTCTCCGAATCCCGACGCTGCTGTGGGTTCTGGAATGGAGTTGTCCTCCGCTCCTTGGGTCTGTGTATCTATTTCGTTGTCCATAAAGTTTATTTATTACGCATGGATTTTGCTCCACGGCATTTCCATTTCTTTCGAGAAAGGCTATTGGGTGAATTGGGATCGTTTTTCCAATCACCTTTGATTTTTAGAGATCTGGCGCAATAGGCATCACCTTTTTTCGTTCCAGGTCGAATGCGGTCTTTGCCATCCTTTGCCTTGCCAGCTTGACCATAACGAACAGTCCGGGTTCTTCCGGTTGCTTTGTTCGTTACAATCTTCGTAAACCTTTTTTTGATCTCGGCCATAACTACATTGCTGTAAATGATCCGCTCGTAGGGTCATTGGGAGACTCCTGCATTGCAATCAAGTCTTCAATCTCCTTGATCATCTTTTCAAAGCCTTCTTTGTACTTGGCTTGCAAGGCAACTTCTTCAATGGTTGTGCCATTGCAGAGCGGCAAGCGAGTTTTCAGAAATGCTACGAGTTTACCTCCGGTTTTCTGATGATATTCCCGGAGCAATGCGGAGTCTCCCAATTCCCAGTTCATGTATTTATAGGTCTACAATTACTTGCAGCCTTTTTTGCCACCTTTTTTGGAAGGCATCGGTTTGGATTTTTTGCTTTTCACGGCTTTTGGTTCCTTTGGTTTGGGTTGAACGCCAGCGCATGGTTTTACGCATTTTCTGGCGGGAAAGAGGTATTCCACCAATTGAGAAAAAAGTTTTTTAACGTAGTTCATTATTTTGCTCCTTTTTTGACCTTCATCATTTCACGAAAACGATTCAAGTCTGCATCTGTAATTACTCCGGCTCCCATCATGTCGCTCAACTCTTTGACGGCTGGATCGACTTGCGAGTTCTTCGCTCGATTAGTTTCTGATGCCAATCGGCCAACTGATTTAACTGCACTTCTCGCAGCCCGGTAAGCGGGAGCGATTCCAGTTCCTTCGGCAACGGCTGTCGCTGCTTTTTTGATGTTGCTGACTCCTTCTTTTGCACCTTCGACAAATCCCTCCTTGGCGGCTCGCAATGTACGCATCGGAGCGGCATCTTTTTCGGTTTGCATTTGTTCCTCGTAACGCTTGCGACGAGAAGACCCCGGGCCAACGTATTCCTCATACGGAAGAGGCTTTAAGTCCATATTCATTTTTGGCAATGGCGTGAGAATTTCTCCCATTTCTTCAATGTCGCTTCCGTCAGGATAAACGTCTTCACGATCCAAAACGTCATTTTTCATGGCTGGGAGTTCCTCGTCCATGAGACCGCTTTCGATTTCATCCATGTAATCGTCTTTGCTGGGCAAAGGTTCGATAGGTTCCATCTTCCGGAACTTCGGCTTACGCATAAGTTCCTTTTTCATCATTTTTTTAGGCATTGTTTTGCTTCCTTTCAATTATCCTGCTGTGGGTGGTTTCGGAGGAGTCGCAATGCGATCCACTACCCCCAATTGTGTTGGGTCTATTGCGGTTACTGCTTTTGCAACAACCTCGGATTGTGCGACTGAAGGTCTGCGTTGGCGCATTGCCGGCATTGGTGCTGCCGCTGGCATTACACTCTGATCCATTTGCGGAGCTTGTCCCTTCGTAAGATGGTCAATTGCAGCCTTGGCTTGCGCTCGCATCTCGGAAACCAGTTTTTTGTCCGCACCCTTCTTTTCCGCTTGATCGGCGTGAGCCAAAAAGTGCTGAACAGCCTTCATAAACGGCTGGGTAAGCTCAGGCGGCAAAGATCCAGGCGGGACTTGCGAGATCAACGGCATCAACTTCTGCGACATCGTCTGCAAGTGAACAAGATCGTTGTCCCTCGGAGAAACCGGGACTTCTTCTCCGGAAACAATGCTCTGAAGTTCGATAATTTGCTGACGAGTCGCCTCGATTGCCAAAGCCTCGACTTGATCCTTCGGAAGAATGACCGAATTGGCGATAGATTCGCCAACTTTCCGGCTCCAATCCAATTTCATCAACTCTTCTTGGTTGATTGCTGGATTTCCGGTGTACCTTTGGATCAGCAAGTCCAAAACAGCTTCCTCTTGAGCGAGATTATCCGGAACAAGCTCGGATGCTGTCGAGAAAGCCAACAAAATGATGTCACTCGGCGGCAAATTGCGCTCCATCATCGCCAAGCAACATGAAATAGCCTCTTCATCAAGGTGTGGAGGGACATCAAACGGAACCAAGAACGATGGAACATCAACTCCAGCTTGTTCAAATGCGTCAACCACTTCTCTTTTGGCCCAAGTAGCATGAGGAACTTGCTGGCGAGCCATATCCAAAGCCGTTTTTAACTGTGCTGCCGTAGTAACGTGTTCCGGATGGCAAATCCCTCGCTGCATACGCTCGACAGCCTTGGAATATTGCTTCACCCAGCGCATCAAAATGCCTTCTCTGATCTGTCCTTCGATTGCGGCGACACGATTGACTTCGCTGGCAGTTTTTTGGCGTGTGGATCGACCAATTGCTTCACCTGGAAGAAAGGTTCCAACTTGAATTTCAGCCAATCCGGAGATGAATTGATCCAAACTCAAGAAATCTTCGACATCTGCTGGTACTGCTTGCGGTATAACCTCGTATCCCTCGGAAATATATGCCACAGGATGACTCACAACGAGCGGAGGAACACCAGCTTTTGCTGTTGGCCCTTTTTTGAGGAGCAACATTCCCTTCAAATAGACGTTGTCCACCACAAGATTCCTCGCTTTGTCTACAGCGATATGTGTGTTGTACAAGTCCCGGCCAGCACCACGGCTGCTCATAAGACTTCCGGAGCCAATTTCGATGGCAAACAAGGACAAGCAATCGCTCATCTTGTTATAACGATCAAGTTGGGTGCAGATTTCATCTCCAGCTTTGTCATCGAACAAGTATCGGCTGATCTTGCCGTTCGGTTCCTTGATCAATAGCTCACCAAGATCGACGTATTTCGCATCGTTTTCATATGATGCGCCATAAGATCCTTCACGCATCCAATCTTCGTAGCGTCGGGCATCGTCATCGGAGTTCAGAGACCTTCCAACAGGAGTAGCATTGTTGATTGCTTTGACTAAATTCTCGATGTGCCACCCAGCCAGCGCGGACAACTCTGGATCTTCCAGCACCGGAAGAAGCTCTGCCACTTGATATCGACGCTTTCTTGCCCAGATTGGCGTTGCGTCAACTTCTTGGGGGGTTTCAATAGAAAAGAAAGTGTAGTCTTGGCGCAAGAATTCTGGCTTCCAATCCCTCACATCGTCCCAAGTCAAAGCCGTAAATCCAAAAGTGGTGTTCTCATGCACAACTTGGGCAACCAGATCGTCATGGCCCCGCCAAGCCCGGATACACTTGGTGATCTCTTCACGAAAAACTTTGGTCTTTTGTTCCGCATCAACTCCTTGTCCGGGATACTTGCTGAAGGTGAGCGTAGGAGTCTGCTCAATGACTTGTCGGAATGGCGGCTGAATGCGCGAAACCATCGTAGAAAGAAATCCTGTGGGACGATTGCTTCTCCAATTCTGGCCCATGCTCTCCAGCTTTTTCTGGGCATATGGCGGCTCGTTATTGAGCTTCTTCTGGATCAACTGATTCTTCCGGTTGCGCTCTACATTCTGCTGCTTCAACCGGCGATATGCGCTGTGCGCTTGTGCCGCATCTTTGAATGTCCTCCGGACGGCAAGCGTATCCGGATTTACAATATCGCCACTATCATTGGGGTTTGGAGTTGTCAACTCCATGCCAAGGATTCTTGGCTTGTCTGACGGATCAGCAAGCCTCGCTGCCTTTGTTGCGTACTCGTCCGTTACTTCGGGGGGGAGAGGTTTAGCTACGTTCGCCATATAATTAGATGTTTATCCAGCATTGCGCTGGGAGTCCGGGTGTTGGCGTAAAATTATCACGCTCAAAAAAGATTGCTGATCGGTTGTCATGGCGCATTTTTGAGCAGCCCCCCACAATGGGGGATGATTTTGTGTCTCTCGCTTGCCGTATGCTTGCCGATAGTCTGTCGGCAGCAACGATACACGCCCCGCAACCACTTCGCCAGTTCACGTTGTTGGGACAAGAGAGACATATTTTAGCCCTCTCCTCTGCAAGCTCGTCGGAAACCAATTGTATTTGTTTTCCACTTTGCAGGGTTTTTTTGGCCCAAATGGTGATGTCATTAAGCAGTTCATCGCTTCGAGTAGCAGGGTGAACGCTTGTGACAACCACCATGTCAACGCCATGACAGAAGGTCGGATATCTGGAACAGATAAAACTATTAACGTCTCCCTCGACATCACCAAGCGGGAGATGGTTTTCGGCACGATAATCTCTAACAACTGTATAAAGCGTTTCACAACTATGTCCGGTTAACTTTACGTCTCCCTCGTAGTAATGCCACCCGCCTGGGGGAATCATGCCGAAAATGGGTTTTGCCATTGGAATCGAAATTCACTCGCTGTGGTTAGTGTGTTTTATTCAGCTTGGCAAGCGGTCAATGTGAAAAATCTACAAATTCTAATTTGTCGATTATGCTCATATTCGGAGTCTCGTCACGATATCTCTCCGGTTTTTTATCAACCATCGTCGCCACCGATCCGGCCCTCTGCCGCATCAAATATACCAATAAAGACAATGAGTCGAGTGCGTCGGGACTATGCTGCCTCGTCCGCTTGACGTAATCCCCTTTGCTCTCAACCCGGACAAGACCTTGCCCAACTTGTTTGTATCTTCTCGCAATGGCTTGCTTGACCAGCCCCTCGTTACGAAATCCAGGCGATATTTTGAGATATCCAAACTCCAGATACTTCGCCAAGCCAAAGATCAACTCCGTAACCACCCCATTGTAAAGCTCGTTAGCCCTCTGGCTGTCATCCCCAAGAATGTGAGTTTCTGATGCTGCCCAGCTATAATTAACCCCCATCACTTCCGATCCAAAAAGGCTGCATAAGGAATCATGGATGCCAGCACCATTGCCAGTTCGGTCAACGCACAACCAGTTCGGCCCTATCCGCATCTGCTTGCAAAACCGAATGATTGCTTGAGTCTGCTCCAGCGTTGGCTTCTTCGGAAACGTGATCTGGCTGTCCAATTGCAAGCAAACCTTCGGCTGCTTGTATTCGATGAACTTGCCATCCCTCGGAGTATATCCATCGCATAACCCATACCTTCCGTAGCTGCACACCACTTGGTCATTGCCTTCCAGAGCCAAGTCAAACGCTGCGAGCGGAACTACCGGGCCAATAAACCTCAATATACCAATAGAATTGTCCATCATGGCCGGAGTAATGATCGCCATGCTAATACCCTCTTGAGGGAAATAACCTCGAGCCATCGTGTAATACTCGGCTGTCCTACCCTTGGCTTCGTAAGCCATATAACCCTCATATGTCTGGAAGCCCGGAAAGATAATCTTCTTTGCCGTGACGTTCTCACACCTCGCCGCATCCAATCGCAACACCCTCCACCCTTCCCGGCTCTCCCACTCAAAGTCCTCCTCACAATCAATCGACTGCCAGCCATGTATCGGCTCGCACCGCTTTCCGAATTCGCTCGTCCGGTCTTTGGGGTTCGACGCTCCGAAAATCTTAATACGTCCTTTTGCCCCTTCCGTATCTGCCGCCGATAAGATGTTCTGCAAGCCCTCCCACACCCCTGCCGGAACTTCTTCCGCTTCATCCAAGACTACATGGGTGCGACTCATTATCCCCCACTTCGGATGCTCCTTGCCAGCCCTGGGAGACGGATGGAAGCCTCGCAAGGTTCCGGTTCCACTATCACCCCTCGGAACTGCCACAAGGTGAATGCCGTTCTTGTCATCGTCATTCGCTTGGATCGACTTCACCAAGTCCTCGCCACCCTCATACTCCGGACGTACCAATGCCGTCCTATAAAAGTTCTTAATCGCCGCAAATACGTTTCGCTGTGCATGGCTCTCCGTCAGCGAGACCACCTTGATGCAAGTGTAGTATGGGTCTCGCATCCAATCCAAAAGGAACCATGCCGCCGCATTGAACGTCTTGCCCATCGCACCAGCCCCTTGCACCAGCAACTTATCGTACTCAAATAGGCATCTCCATGTCTCCTTCGCTGACGATGGTCTCCAATCGTAAACTTGCTCACCCCACAGGATCGTCGCTGCCGCTTCAAACTGATCCTTGTCCAATAAGTGCTGCACAAACTGCAAGACCACATCCCTCGAACTTTCCGGATCAAGGTTGATCTTCTGCACACCATTCTGCTTGCTCGCATATTGCATGATATAAGCAGCAGCATACATGATGCCCATCGTGTCATCCCTTTCCGCTTGCCGCCTGACCCGCTTGGCAAACTCTATGACCGATTGCACCCCTTCAGTCATAGCTTCACCCCTAATCCAACCCAAAGCATCCTCGCCTCATGGTCATACGCAGCCTCTGGCATCGTGTTGCACCCGGTCATAAACATGATCCAAGTTAAAGCGACTCCAAGACTTGCTGATTGCAGAACGGACATAAGCTCAAGTCTGGCTCCGGAACATAAAGTATCTTATAAGCGAGCAGCGCAATCGTGATCAGTATCCCAAAGTAAAGCGTCACGATGATCGTACCCAAACTTAATTGCCTCGTTTTCTTCTTCATTGTGTTTACTGGGGTTAACTCAATCTTCGTTGTGTAAACTATTCCTTGCTCTGGTTTACACAAGCCTTCCAATTTCCCTTCGGACATTCTTCGGTTGCCATAGCCGTCTTGATCTCCATGTTGCAGCCACAGACGTTGCACTTGCCGTTGCCACCATAGCCGGTCTCATCAAACTCCGGACAATACCTACAGAAGTCCAATCGCTTCTCTATGATCTCAACCGGAGTGCGAGGCATCCCAGCAGCAACGAAGACAGCAGCACTCTTGAAGAAGTTCTGTGCCATCTGTGCAATGCTGGGCCTGGGGTCACTCATGCGAACATATTGTCTGACATTGCCTTGAGTTGATTAAGCTCGTCTTTGACCGCAATGAACGCATCAATGGCTGCTTGCGTCTTCCGGGTGTGCCACTCAAGTAGCCGCTTGGCTTCATGCAGTTCCTTAAAGACATCATTGCGCTGCTCTTCCATGCGCTCTGCGTGTTCCGTCATCCGCATGATCTGCCGCCCAACCGGAGAACCAACAAGGTTCTTCCGCACAGCATCTGTCTCTGGTGTGTCACTCATAGCTTGATCAGTTTAATCCGAAATGACTTTGCGAGTCGCTTGGTAGAATCATCGAGATCGTAATCGGTGTGGTAGACGATTCGGCTGATGCCATAGCTTGCAATTCCTTTAAGGCAGTCATTACAAGGCAGAGTTGTGCTGGCGATAAGGTAGCACTCTCCGGGTCTAACATATCGCAAGGCATTGTGTTCTGCATGGACAACGAATTGCCGGCGTCGGGTTCTGTCTCTCCAATCTTCTGGTATTCCGGCAGGGAATCCGTTGTACCCAACTGAAGCGATTGAATTGTCATGTCGAAGGATACATGAACCAACTTTGCACCAAGGGTCTTTGGACTTTTGTGCAACAGCTTTAGCCACCAAGAGTGCATACTCGTCCCAGGTCATGTCATTGCCATATGCTGCTCTTTGAGCGTCTGGTAGACTTGTGCCGCTTTGATGAATTGGTTCCATGACTCGTCATGCGACTTACCAGCGACATGGAAGAACATATCACAGCATTTGATCCACTCGTTCATCTGGTCTTGTAGCATGAGGGCTTCCAGCTTGTTCGCTGTAGCCTCATCTTGCAGACGTTTGTTTTCCTCGAGGTAGTCGATCATACCTCAACCGGATCAGGTTCCGGCACATAAGGTGCAGGAGCTTCGGTGTTGAGGATGACCCAGCGGGGTTCCGGATCACCATTATCCACATGGCAGTACTGGAGAGCCTTGAAGACATAGTAGTTGTAGCCCGGATGCTCCAGAGCAAGACGCTCTGCTTCTGCTTGTGCTGATTCGATGGAGACATGAACGACTGTGGTCTCGCTATCATTCCTTGGAATATAAGCATCAAGGTCTGCTGATTGCGGATTGTACGCCAGCGGCGTTTGGATGCGGATTACGATGTACATGGTTTTAGTGTGTTTGGTTTGTGTTAAGAGTGCTTCCGGCCAGAGGTTGCCCATTGCCCACGAATAACCCTCCAACCGGAAGCAAAGCGTGAAAGAAGATGCCGCCACCTGAGGTCAACCAGTTGGCGCGAACATGACTCCCCAGCCATGTTCTGAAGTGTGTTGAATGGTTCAAGTGGCAGCAAATTAAGGGGTTACGTCATCTGATAGCTCTGTCGAAGTCATTATACATGAGTTATCTTGTATATGGTTATAGAGCTACCTTCTCTTCAAGTACTTGGTTTGACGCTCTTTGTGACGAGTGATGTAAGCGTCGATCCGGGACATATCATGCTCTGCTTGGGATAGCCCTTCCGGAGTGTTCTCGTAGGTCGATTGGTAGGACGGCAGGGGTTCTCCACGTTCAAGCCTGGGACCGATAGGGCCAAACTCTGTGCAGATGGATAGTCTAATTGACAGCTTATTAGACATCGATGGTCTCCGGTTGCTTTGCATCAGCGAGCTGAAATTTTCCAGGCGAGCGTTCAAGCAAGTCAAAGTCAAAAGGCTCATCGTTCCTGCCGCCGATAGTAAACGTGAGGTTTAGCTTCTGGCTTCCGGAATGCTCATGTTCGATGCGGTCTCCGTATTTCTTCGGAGCGAGTTTAGAGCTTACCCATTTGAGAGCATCCATGCGGAGTCTACCGATCCCGGCATCGTGAGAGGAGAAGGCTTCTTCTACTATCTGGTCGAAGTAAGTGTCAGCTTGGAGGAGACGAGCTTTAGCGTATTGGTTGCAAAAGTCTGGGTATTTATCCATCCAGCGGTAGATTGTAACTCTATCTGGGAGAGCGGGATCTGTGCAGATGGAGCGGAGGGTTTCTCCGAGGGAAATGCGTTCACAGATGTGGTCAGCAATCTGTTGAGTGAAGATGGAGGGTCTTCCGTTAGCTTTCTTTTTGCGTCTCATGGGGTTAGGACTTTGGGCTTGACACTTTTGGAAAGAGGTTTGTAAAATCGGAGCTTGGAACGAAGGGATAGAATGTCAAGAGTATAATGGTTTGCGGATGTCTATGATGGTTTCTTCTTCGAGCCTCGTTTTGACTTTTTCTTGGACGAACTGGAGTTCGATACTTTGCGGATCATCGTCCGGGATGAGTTTGGCATAGCGGAGTTGATCGATGAGTGGCTTGCAACCTCCTGCAAAATTGTCCAGATCGAGGACATGGCACGATCTCCTCGTAATGCAGACGATAATGCGAGTGCTGCCTTTTTCTTTTCTTTGAGGAGGTGCGACCAATGTTTCCCCAGCAGTTGGTTGAGAGATGGAGTTAGGTAGTGGGGGAGAATTAATCGGATGTGGGGTGGGAGGAGTTTTTGAATACGATCCGTCTGATGATTTGTAGAAGCCGAGTTTGCGGAGGTCATCGAAAGTCATGGGTTAGTGGCGAGCTTGGCTTGGGCATCCTTGTAGGCAGCTTCGGCGGCAGCGGTAGCGGCAGCGTAGTCGCAAGGGTTGCAGAGACCGGAGGGTTTGCCATGCTGACACAGGTCTGGGAGTTCCTCGTAGGCTTTGATGGCAGCGTTACGAGCGTCGAGGAATTCGATGTATGCTTGGGAGTCTGACCAAGGGTGAAGTAGCGCATCGTGGAGCATAACGGCTGCTTTGCGCGTTTGAGCGAGGAGAGCCATGAGCTTGAGTTCGGATGATCCGGATGAGCCAAGGAGTCTGGCTTGCTCATGGATGACGAGATGGGCTTGGTCGAGGTTGCGCCGGAGGGTGTGGATGTCTTCAGAATTCATATTCGCCAAGGGTGTTGATGGTTTCGGTTGGGGTTGGTTTGGCTTTGTCCCAGGTGGTTTTTAGTTCGGATTGGTCGAGTGCATAAACCTCTTTTTTCCCAGTAGGGTTGCAGATGTTCTCCGGTTTGCATAGGTCTGACTTCCATGCCCAGCCAGCGAATTTGACCT